ATGTTTAAACCGGAACTCCTTTCCCCGGCGGGAACGCTGAAAAATATGCGTTACGCTTTCGCTTATGGCGCAGATGCTGTTTATGCGGGGCAACCGCGTTACTCCCTGCGTGTGCGCAACAACGAATTTAACCACGAAAATCTCCAGCTCGGCATCAATGAAGCCCACGCGCTGGGGAAAAAGTTTTATGTCGTGGTCAACATTGCGCCACACAATGCCAAGCTAAAAACCTTTATCCGTGATCTGAAACCGGTGGTGGAAATGGGGCCGGACGCACTGATTATGTCCGATCCGGGGCTGATTATGCTGGTGCGTGAACACTTCCCTGAAATGCCGATCCACCTTTCCGTGCAGGCCAACGCCGTAAACTGGGCGACGGTGAAATTCTGGCAGCAAATGGGGTTGACCCGCGTGATCCTCTCCCGCGAGCTGTCGCTGGAAGAGATTGAAGAGATCCGCAATCAGGTTCCGGATATGGAGCTTGAAATCTTCGTTCACGGCGCGCTGTGCATGGCCTACTCCGGCCGCTGCCTGCTCTCTGGCTACATCAACAAACGCGATCCAAACCAGGGCACCTGCACCAACGCCTGCCGTTGGGAGTACAACGTGCAGGAAGGGAAAGAAGATGACGTTGGCAACATCGTACACAAATACGAGCCGATTCCGGTGCAAAACGTCGAGCCGACGCTGGGTATCGGTGCGCCAACCGACAAAGTGTTTATGATCGAAGAAGCCCAGCGCCCGGGCGAGTATATGACCGCGTTTGAAGATGAGCACGGCACTTACATCATGAACTCGAAAGATCTGCGCGCCATCGCCCACGTTGAACGCCTGACCAAAATGGGCGTGCATTCGCTGAAAATCGAAGGCCGCACTAAATCTTTCTACTATTGTGCACGTACCGCGCAGGTTTATCGTAAAGCTATCGATGACGCCGCTGCGGGCAAACCGTTCGACACCAGCCTGCTGGAAACACTGGAAGGCCTGGCGCATCGTGGTTACACCGAAGGTTTCCTGCGTCGTCATACTCACGACGATTACCAGAACTACGAATACGGTTATTCCGTTTCTGACCGCCAGCAGTTTGTTGGAGAGTTTACCGGTGAGCGTAAAGGCTCTCTGGCAGCCGTAGCGGTGAAAAATAAATTCTCCGTTGGCGACAGCCTGGAACTGATGACGCCACAGGGCAATATCAACTTTACCCTTGAGCACATGGAAAACGCCAAAGGTGAAGCGATGCCGGTCGCGCCTGGCGATGGCTATACCGTGTGGCTCCCGGTTCCGCAGGATCTCGAGCTGAATTACGCACTGCTGATGCGTAATTTCTCCGGGGAAACCACGCGTAACCCGCACGGTAAGTGATTCATTTCGATTATTTTTCCCGGATAGAAAATTCTTAGAAACCGATCACATACGGCTGCATTTATTAAGGTTATTATCTGTTTCGCTGAAAAACATAACCCATAAAATGCTAGCTGTACCAGGAACCACCTCCTTAGCCTGTGTAATCTCCCTTACACGGGCTTATTTTTTACGCGTAACACAATGAAATAAAAGGATTTATTTCTGGTCACGTCCACACATTGACCACATCGACAAAAAAGCCCCTCGACTGAGGGGCTTCCTGTTTGTAATTACATCCACATAATTTGCTGCCCTGACGGCAACGGGTGCGGTCTTACGGCGTGGACTTCTCCCGGCTTCACGATGTATCGCTGTACCGACTCATAAGTGATGAATGTGGCGCTGCAATTCACGTTCTGACACTGGTGATAACGCTCTTTTGTCGTGTCAGTGATATAGCGGCTTGTACGCGCATGTGCGGCATGCTGGCATAAAGGACAATGAAACATCGCGAGCACCTCTTCCGGTTTTGTTGATGGTGCCATTTTAGTTAATTTATCCTTATAAAACAAACAGATAAATAAATTACATCACTCATCATCTTCTGTTTCGTACTCCACATCAGAAAGCCTGACCTCAAGCTCTAAGGACGTCGTGAAGCCGCTATTATTCAGAAAATGTGTCACCTTAGTGATTGTCCAGTCCTGCTCGTCTATGACGCGCTTAAAGCCTGATACTTTAACCGGTGTTTCCGTGTAAATATCAGCACGACCGGTAGCCAGGCTGATGGAGAACTCCGCAACGCCCCGTTGCAGTTTATCCCACTTCGCCTGAGCGGCACGCATGGCCTGTGCTTTCGTGGCATAAACCGTGGTCAGGGCAAAAACGTTGTCAGCCTCACCGGCCATGTATTCACCTTCGCGCGCTTCCGGTACTTTTGGCGCTTTCTTCTGCGTGACCGGTTTCGCTTTGGGGTGCTCCAGTGCGCGCAGGTGTTTCTCTTTCTTTTTGCGTTTCAGTTTTACCATCTGCTTTTGCGGTTTCGGGGCTTTGGTGTGTAACCACTTTGCCGTTACACCGGTATAGGCTCCACGGTCAGCAATCGCAAAATGATGACGGTCGCCGTCGCTGCGGGTGATGGTGACCTGCGGGATTTTTTTACCGCTGGCCGTCACCCCCTGCCCCGCTTTGAGAAACAACAGTTTTCCCATTTTTACCGACACCTCACCGCCGTTGCGTTCAGCAAGACGGGTCAGGAATTTCGCATCAGACTCCTGCGACTGGTCGATGTGCGGGATTTTAATTCCGGCCAGTGGCGGAGCGACACTGGCTTCCAGCCTGTTACGGGAGGCTATCGCCTCAACAATCGCACCGAGCGTGGTGTCATGCCATGAGCCTTCCCGGCGGGAATTGAGCGTCCCGCGAAAATCTGCACTCCGGGCGCGGATGGTGACCACATCCGGTGCGCCCCGGTGTTCAACCTCATCAACGGTAAATTTCCCTTTGCATACCAGGGCAAAACCTTTCCAGCCGATATACACCGTCAGGACAGCGCCACGAATCGGCAGCTCGACCTGCCCGTCGGCATCGTTCAGTTCAATATCAAGCTGGTCAGCCTCAAAGCCCCGGTTATCCGTCAGGGTCATGCTCATCAGACGGTCGCTGATATTGCCGGTAATATCCCTGCTGTCGAGCATCAGCATGTAATCCGGCGTCAGCGTACTGCCTGCATCAAATGTCAGTGCATCCAGCATTATCCCGCCCCCGTCATACCCGTGAATTTAGTCGCCATACTGCCAGCCTTACCGATGAGCGACTCCGCCTGTTTACCGATATCGCCATAAAGCGCGGCCAGTGATTCATCAACGCGGGTGAGCGACAGCGTAAAATCAATTTTCCGGGGTGTGCCGTCTGCAAAGAAAATACTCCCTGTTTCACTCACCTTGCTGATGACATACATGCCGTAAATCATGCCAGTGCCATCCAGCAACGGCCACGCCCGGCCTTCATCTGCCATCAGCCTGAGCGTGGTCATCGTCAGCTTTCCGCCGGTCAGTTCGGGATAAAGCACACCGGCAAGCGTCATGTTTTCCTCGCCAACACCGAGAAACTGGTAGGCATCCCGTTTACCGATACGGGAATTTGACGGCCAGCGATAATCTGATTCACGCTGCATGGTCTGGTGTGGCAGCGTCTGGCGCATAAAAACAAACATACCTAACGCGAGCATCATTTTTCGTCACCTCCTTAACCGTCATGCATCATGCTGGCACGGGCGCGCGCACGTTTGTCCCGCTCGTATTTTTCGAGCGCATCCTGTAACTGGCGGTCGAGCTGTGTCCCCGGCGCAGTACCACCCGTCAGGCTGATGTGATATTCGTTTTTACTCTGGTCTACATAAGAGCGGCCAGCCGGTGCCGTGACCGGCTGATAAGCCTGATAACCTGCATAAGAGCTGGTCGCCGGAATATAACCACCGCTGCCATACGTGGCGGCTTGAGTTCTGGCGGCGGTCTGGTCAAGTGTGTCTGACTCTTTGTTGATGACACCGAGTTTTTCCAGTACCCAGTCAATACCACTGCGCAGTTTGTTGAACGCATTAAGCGGCAGCATCAGCGCGTCAGCCAGTGCCTGCCCGAACATGACGCCCGTGTCACGGCAACGGTTCAGGGTGTCCTGGGTGGCTTTGACCGGGGCAATCAGGTTTTTAAACCACTGCCACGCGGCCTGTAACTTTTCACCCAGCCAGTCAAACACCGGCTTAAGTGGCGTGAACAGTTCCCCCACCGGCGCAAATGCCGCTTTCAGCCCTTCCACCACACCGCCAAAAAATGCGCTGACAGGCTCCCAGTATTTACGGATAAGTAACGCCCCGGCGACAATGGCGGCCACCACGGCCACTACCGGCCAGCTAATCGCCCCGATGGCCGTCATAACGGCACTGCCAACCGTCGTGAAGATTGCCCCCATTGCGCCTGCTGCTGCGATAATGGCATTGATGCCAGTGATAACCGGCCAGGCTACAAGACCAATTGCACCGATGATGCCAATCAGCGCCAGCGCGCCACCGGCAATGATGCCAATGGTTGACGCCAGTGATTTGTTTTTCTGTATCCAGCCGTCGAGTTTTAACACATACTTTGTGGCCGTCTGTGTGAGCTTACGCAGTGCGCCTTCCTGCTGGTCAAACAGGTCTGTCCCTACCGCCTCATAAGCGGACTGAAACTCCTTAAAGTCACCGCCGAGGTTATCCTGCATGATATTTACCAGCTCGGCGGTCTTCCCGTCTGAGGCTTTAAACGCAGCAGTCAGTTTGTCCAGCTTTCCGGTTGAGGCGGCAGTCATCAGCACGGCGGCGGCTGAGCTGGCCTCCTCCCCGAAAATAGTTTTCATGTATTCAGCCTGCTGGGCAGTACCGAGCCGGTTTTTCTCAAAACTGGCCTGCATTTCTTTCAGAATGGTAAATATTGGTCGGGTATTCCCCTTACTGTCTGAGGTTTTCACGCCAAGCTCTTTGAGTGCATCCCATGCTTTTCCCGTTGGTGCCTGCAGGCGACTTAACACGGCACGGCTTCCCGTCCCCGCCATTGAGCCTGTGATTTTTGCATCATGCAGCGCCCCGACCATTGCGGCGGTTTCTTCAATGCTGACACCGGCATTTTTTGCCACAGGTGCGGCATAGGTCAGCGCATCGCTCATGCCGTCAAAATCGGCGGCGGTTTTGTTCATCGTCATGGAGAGAACATCCCCGATATGAGCGACCTTATCGTTTGAAAGCTGAAAGGCGGATTTCATCCCCATCAGCAGGGCGGCGTTTTCTTCCATCGTGCGGCGGTTCGCCAGCGCCATGTTCAGCGTGACCGGCGTTGCCGCCTGAATGGCATCAACATCCCCACCCGCTTTCGCGATGATTATCTGTGCACCGGCCGCATCATCCGCCGAGGCGGCGGTATTGTCGCCGAGCTGGCGCGCCTGTTTGCGTAGTGCGGTCATTTCGGCGGAGTCTTTTGCCACTCCGAGCACGGCCTGCAATTCTGAGTTTTTCTGCGCAAACTCATAACCGGGCATCAGCAGCTTAACACCGGCCATCGTTCCCGCAGCAGCAATCCCCACACCGGCAGCGCCCACTGAGGCCATATTTCCGGCCAGCTCCTTTCCTGCCTGATAACGCTGTTTCACTGCGTTAAGTTTTGCCTGTTGCGCACTGACACGCGCCAGCGCGTCACGCTGCCGGTTAAGCTGTGCGGTGGTTTCACTGATACGGTTTTTCAGCCCCTGCTCATCATGTGCAAGATTGCGGGTATTAATTCCCACAGCGGCCAGTTCCCGCTGCTGGCGTTTAACGGAATCCGTCAGGCGGTTATATTTCGCCTGTAAGTCCTCCGCCGCACGCTTTGCGGATTCCAGCACTTTCGCCTGAGCACGGGTCGGACGTTCAGTGTTTTTAAACTGTGTGGCAAGGGCTTCGGCCTCCTGCCGTGCCTTTTCAAGTGCATGACCAGTCACGGCGAGCTGTGCGCTGGTCTTGCGAAATCCCTCAATACGGGATGCCTGACCGTTCAGCTCGCGCAGTGATTTTTGTGTTTCCCGGATATCCCCCGACAGCGACTTGCTCGCTGTGCGGATGGATTTAAACGGGCGGGATGCCTGGTCAACAGCCCTGAGCAATACCTGTAATTTTACATTGTTACTCATTCGTGTTTCCGCTTCGCCGGAGCGCCTTTTCGCGCCATGTGATGAGTTCGGTCAGGCTCATGGGATACAGTTCTGATGGCGGCCAGTGAAATATCACTGCCACATCCGCCATCAGGTCATCGACCGAGAGATTTTTCGGGAACGTCACTGCACCGAGTTCGGCGACAAAAAACCGACCACCTTACCGGCCAGCGCCACAAGGTCAGGCAGTTCCAGCGCGGCAACTTCCTGCTCGGTCAGCATCGGTGCCGTCATGCGCGGCAGCACCTTAATCAGTGCATCGACTTCGGAGTTCGCGACCGCAGCCAGACTGACACCGCGCAGCGTCCCGGCATTGGGCTTCATCAGCGTGACCTGTTCGATGACCTGCTCACCACGCTTGACCGGATTGTCCAGGGTAATCACATTTTCTTTGTTCATGGTTTTCTCACTTCTGAATCAGGGTTAACCGGTCAGCCTGGCTGACCGGATGAAAATCACAGGCCGATATTGCGGCGGTGTTGCTCCAGACGGTCGACACCGTTCACCTTCTCAATCATGTTGATGGTGTCGATTTCGACCAGCTCCTTACCGTCCATCGTCAGCCGGAAATAGGTGCAGACCACGGAGATTTTCGACTCGGTGTCTTCTCCCTGTTTACCCTCGCCGGTGTCGATTTCTTTCTGACGTCCACGCATGACCACTTCGACGGCCACCGTTTCGCCGGTATCGTCGCGCTGGTAAGAGCCTGCAAAACGAATCGGCACGGCATCCACACCGGTTGCGGCGTAAAGCTCCCAGATAACCGAATCCGGGAAGCCCCCGAGCGACCACTCCATTGACAGCGCATCGTCATCAAGGCCGAGGTCTACCGGTGCGCTGCCGTTCATCCCCGCACCGCGATAGTTTTCGAGCTTACGGGTCAGTTTTGGCAGCGTGACGGACTTTGCAACGCCCTGATAGCTGTAGCCGTTCAGAAAGACGTTCATTAACTTGAGTTTGCGCGGCATTGCCATCGGTCAGGCTCCTTAATTGCTGTTAACCGAGGTAACCAGACTTGCCAGGTATCTGGAAGTAATACGCTGGCGCAGGGTCAGGTTTTCGAGAGGAGGCACCGGGGTATAGTCGTAGTCGATATACAGTTTTCCGGCCTTGAGGGTTTCCGCATCATTGGCTTCTTCACTGAACCAGCATGTGCCATCCACGATATAACCGTTGTTTTTCAGTTCGCGGAATTTGGCATTAATGCCATCAATGATGTCACGAATCAGCGTTGCGGTAATTGGCTTATCAATAGCCCACATGTGCGCCTCGGCCATCGTGTCGGCCAGTACCTGCGCGGTGCGGGTGTAGCTTTCAAAGAGGAACAGCGGGTCATCCGAGCAGGTACGGTTACCCCAGAAGCGGAAGCCGTCGCGGCGAATCAGCGTAGTGATGCCTGACTCGTTAAGCAGGTCAGCATCAGTGCCGGACTTCTGCAAATCCCAGAATACAGAGGCGCTGATGCCGGTAACACCATTTACCCCGACGTTGGACAGCGTTTTATGCCAGCCCTGCTCCTGGTCGATTTTGGCACGCAGCCCCAGCGCACGGGCGGTGGCATACGCGGTGGCAGTGGTACTGGTAACCGTATCCCATGCGAGGAAATCCGGCCAGATGACCATCAGCTCACGCTGGCTGAAATTCTGACGGTAGGCTTTTGCCTCGGAAATGGTTTTACAGCCCCATGCGCTAATATACCCGAATGCATTCAGTTCCTGGCATACCGATGCCAGTGCGACGGCAACCTCTTTGGTGTCCAGTCCCGGTACGCCGAGAATGCGTGGTTTAACGCCGGTAACCGACTCAGCCCCCATCAGGGCTTTCAGTCCGGTGTACTGACCGTTTTCGTCGGTGGTGCCGATGATATTGGAAACGGTCTGCGCGAGTTTCGTTTCTTCGTCGTCGCCGGTGCCGTCTTCCACGCGCACAACAACAGTCACTGGTTTTGACTGGTCGGCGATGGCCTGCAACGATGCCGCCAGCGTGCCTTTTTTACCGGCCTTTGCAATTGCGCTCTGCACATTGGTAATCAGCACCGGTTTATTGAGGGGGAAGGTTTCCGCATCCGCATCGCTGGCCGTGCAGACCATGCCGACAATGGCGGTGGATACGGTGGAAATGACGCGGGTGCCGTCGTTAATCTCCAGCACCTGCACACCGTGATGATAATCACTCATCCGTTTAACTCCGTGGTTAATGGGTGAGTGGTATTTTCAGTTGTACAGGGCGTGAGACGCTATTTGTCCTGACTGGTCAGGGGATGAAACAACAGATAAAGAAAAGGCGGGCAATCCGCCCGCCTGTATTTATTGTGGTAGTTCCGGCCATTCAGGATTTGCAGGATCCACACGACTGACCAGAACGCTGTAGCGTTCCCATGCCTCCAGTCGGCTGCGCTCCTCATCTGTTGCCATATTCAGCCTGACCGCACGCTCCAGCGGCTGAATCAATGCCTCAGCTTCTGCAAGCAAGGTTGACTTTCGGACTTCGGCTTGCTGCTGCCGTTCTGCATCCGTATATACACGTTTAATTACAGTGTCATCTTTGAACATCCAGTTACCTGAAATATCAGCGCGACGGTTGGCGGTTATATTCGGTAACTCAACAACACTCAAGCCATCAGGGTTGAGCATTGACACATCTTTCTCAATGCAACGAATAATACCGTTCTCGTCGTAGGCCATTTTTAAAGTGTCTGGCTGGAAATTCTTTTGTTCCTCATACCAGTTTTTACCATCATCTGACCATAGCCAGACAATATTAAATCGTTTGGTTAATTCATATTGTTCAATAGTTTTTGGATTCCCTGCCTTAATATTTTTTAAATGCATCATCATTAAATACTCCCTGCGTTATACCATGTGCCATTAATACAATACTGAACAGGTCTTGCCTGCGCGATATCAATTAATTCATCAGTATTACTATTGACAACACCAGTAAGAACATGCCCTGACCTGTCATGCCAGCCAGTACCATTCCACGTTGGAAGGGATGACAAACCACCTAAGCGAATACCTGTAATAAAACGTGAATTACATTCCGCCTTGGTATAAGCGCCAATATCACCTGGCGATGGTTTATGAGCTGTCGTATAAATTTGCGCCCATCCAGACCATTGAGCATCATCTGTATCCCGCCTTGAACGGATATATGCTGGCGCGTAACCTCCACTGGTGCCGCTCCAGCCGATAAGTAATTCACCTTCTCCAACTGCGGACACCCCCGTAAGATGAAGCACATTGCCATAGGCGTAAGGGTAGCCATTGTTATATGCCTCATACATCTGAATACCAGGCGTCCCCTTTGCACTCCCGCTTAATGCTGTGACGCGATTCCGGGATACCAGCGTATTAATATTTATATCGCCGGTGCCATCAAATTTGACACTATTAATATTTCGTGCCGTTTTCAGCTTTGTAGCTGTAGCAGCATTGCCGGACAGTTCGCCTGAAAGACCGGCGCTGAAGGTTTGTTTCGCCGCCCATGTCTGAGCTTCGTCGATAATTGGCACACGTCTTGTCGTGATCGTGCGGCTTCCCGGATTTCCTGAAATACGCACCATAAAAAAGCGGTAGTTCGCTTTACTTACAGTGCTGCGCCACACATGCATTGAGCGCCCCGTACCGGAATCATCACTCGGACCGACTGAGATGTTTATCAGGTTGCCATCAATGACGCCCCAGTCCATACCGTCGGGAATATTGGCCATGTTATCAAGCCGAACGGTTATCAGACTACCCGGCACAAAGTCGTAGGTCTGCCAGTCCAGACTGGATAATTTTGCCACTGCGCCACCGATGCCCAGATTCAGGGGAAGTGAATACGAGGTGTAGACTTCCCGCCATTCGCTCCACGAACTGCCGGTATAGACGCGCTCAAACGTGCGACCTTTCGTTGTCGTTCCTGTCCCTGTAGTGGTATAGCGTTGCAATACAGCAACGTAATCAAAACGTCTGATAACCTCTAACACCCCTAGTAGTGTTGCACCAGATGAATCCAGCAATGGACCATTGGTTGCTTTACCCGTCACACTGTAAATACCAGGGTCGGTTAGATCATTCAAATCACCGTCATAAAAGCTGCTTGCAGTCTGGCTGCCGATTCTCAGCCACGGTTCCCACTGTGGGTTTGATGCATCCCAGTTTGCAGCAAGGCAGCGGACATACATGTTCCCACGGCGAGTGGTATAACGCTGGGTATAACTGAATCCACCACCTTTCATAACTTCAAGCACTCCCTGCGCGTAACTACCAGCTTCGGGATAGTGCAACGCAAGAGAAGCTAACGTACTGGAACTGTTTCTCCATGTACCCAGGTTATCCTCCCCGGCCAGAAAATCGAGATCCATACTGTCATCCAGCGTTCTGGCCGTCCCCTGAACGTTACGCCATACGCTCCACGGACCATCTTTGCCGTTCCATTTAGCCGTCAGGTGGCGAATATAAGTATTTCCATTGCGAACAGTGTAACGCTGTGTTCCGTTAAAATTTCCTGCTGCAAATACTTCCAGGACACCAACGGCATTCTCTTCCGGGAAGTGTTTGGCTATCTGTGCATTAGTCGAAGTGCCTTTTGACCATGTACCCAGATAAGCTTTAACGGGACCAAATGTATTCAGATCAGCATCAACCGGCATTTCGCCGTTGTTTTTCATAAACGTCAGGCTGGTAACGCCAACATTGTCCAGAAAAGCGTCCTTATCTGGAATATCGCCACCGTTCTGGTCTTTCTGCAGACGTTTCTCAGCATTGTCATAGGCTGCTTTTACTGCCTTTGGCGTTGCAGCCTGCTTTTCACTGGTGCTGTTTGTTGCACTGCTTAACTGAGTAAAACCTTTCTCTGTCAGCGTGGCGTCAGGATGGCGGCGGGACTGCTCATGCTCTGCGATTTTGTCATCGACGTAATCCTGCGTCGCCATCACCGTGCTGGCATCAATACTCAGCTCAACGGACGCCACGTTGCTGAGAATAATCACCATGCAGCAGGTCTGCGCACGTCCGGAGCCTTCAGCCAGTTCTGGCTTATAGCTTTCTGCCATGTTGGATACCGCAATCAGTGTTCCGGCATCGTCATACAAACCAAGCTCACGCATCCAGAAGCCGCCCACTTCGGGCGGTACAACCAGTTCAGCCACGATATAGTTTTTATTCTTGTTATCCACGCTGACTTTATTCAGAGCGTGACGCCAGACCTCATGCACCAGTTTCGTCTGACCGGCATCCGGCACCGGCAATTTGCCATTACCGTCACCCACGGCCATTGCAGACAGGTTTACTTTTTTCCCGCCGGGGACAGTGGCGGCAGCCAGCTTTGCGGCTCCGGCAGTAGTGATAACGGTTTTAAATTTCGTGCTCATTGTTTCTCACTTATCCGGGATAAACAGTAATAACATCACCATCACAGACCACACCGCCTGTATACAGATAGCCGGGAATGTCCTGGATAATGTTCAGACCGATAAGGTGGCGACTTGCGGGTTTGGCATCGGCAATCAGCCGCTCCATTTCCAGATACATCTCCTCCGTGATGCCGCTTTCCAGCACACCGATATCAAGGCGAAAGGTTCCGGGCGGGTCGTTTGTCTCCCACCATTCCTTTACGTTAATGAGATAGCCGAGCGGCTCCACCACACGCCGGATTGCGCCTATAGTGCCTTTATGACAGTGGATGAAATAGGCATCGCGAATAACGGCGCGTTTTGTCGCTTCCGGCCACTTTTCATCCCACCTGTCGACCGAAAACGCCCACGCCAGCCACGGCAGCAGATTTGCCGGACAGGTATCCGGGTTCCACAGCTCACGAATACTGACCGGCGTTTTTTCAATTTCCGCACAGGCTTTTGCAGCGGCGACCTCAAGTGGTGATGAGCCGGTCGGCAGCAGTCGCGAATCACTCATCCGAGCCTCCGGTCACGACGCGGTATTCGGTACAGAAAGACGCCTGCGTATTGTTGAGCACGATGTCGGCCAGCGGTGCAGCCAGTTCGACACGCTGCACGCCTTCCACATGTAAAGCGGCATAAATGGCAGACAGACGGATGTCACGCCCCAGCCGGTGCTGTGCCGTGATATACGCTTCCAGTTTTTTCACGGCGGCAGCGCGGATGGGTTCGCTTTCGGGACCAGGGTAAAGGTAAAGCGTGGCGTTTATCTGGTATTCAACGATGGCGGCAGACTGCACGGTCACGCGGTCGGCCACCGGCCTGACGTCCTCGCCATTAAGGGCGTTACGCACCACAGCCAGCAGGTCTTCGGATGCGACGCCGTTATTTTCACGTGACAGCACAGAGATGGTGACACAGGCCGGAGACGGACTGGTGACAGAGATATCCGCGACACGCCCGTCCGCACTGCGACCATGATACTGATAGGCACCTACCGACCCGGCGACGCTTAAACCTTCAAACGCCTGCTGAATACGCAGACGATAATCGGTGTCAGATTCCATCACTGCCGGTGTCGGCGGGATGGTCGAATCATCTGCCGGGGTGATAATCAGGCGCGTGGTGTTGTAATTGGCACCAATCACATCAAGGTCATTACCGGTGGCACAGGCCAGCATCACCGCCCGTGCGGCCTCATTCACACGCTGACGCCAGATAAGCTCACGATAAGCATTTTCCTCCAGCAGTTTGACGAGAGGCTCGGATTCCAGCGTCAGGGTACGGGCGACCGCCTCCTGCTGATCTTCCGGGTAAAGGGAAATCAGTGTCGCCTTGCGTTCGGCGAGAATGGTTTCAAAGTCCAGCTCCTCGACCACATCCGGTGCGGGTAGCTGGTTCAGGTCGATAATCGGCATGGTTTCAACTCACAGGGATGGTTAACGAAAGTGGCTGACCGGTGTCGTTGTGCTGACCGGTTAACGTGACCGTCATTCGCCCGTCAAAACTGCGCGCCGTGGTGACGGATGACAGGGTGACGCGGGGTTCCCATTTCAGCACCGCCATGTAACAGGCGACCTTAATCTGCAACTCAAGCGCCGGGGTCTGCGGCTGGTCAATCATTGACGCCAGCAACGAGCCGTAATCACGACGCATCACCCGTGAGCCGACCGGTGTACGCAGGATATCGCCGATACTCTGGCTGATATGCTCAAGGTCAGTGACAGTCAGGCCATCACTGCGACTCATTCCGAGATAACGCGCTGTCATAAAGGACTCCCGGTTGTGCCGCCGCTGTCGCCGGGGTGTTTATGGGTATGCAGTACCTTACCGTTTGATGAAAGTTCACCACCGGTGTGTTCAATGTTGCCGCGCATCGTCCCGCCCTTCTGCACTTCCAGCGTGCCGGTGATCAGCCTGTTTGTGCAGACCACCTCCGGCGTGTCCAGAGTGACGCGGGTTGATGCTTTCACCGTGACCACCGGCACCGTGGCAGTAACAGAATCAGAAGCCGTCACGCTGGCCGTTTTAATTCCGCTTACCGTGAGTGCACTGGTTTCAGGTTCATACTCAATCACCGCCCCGTCAGGGAAACGGATATGCAGGGCATCCGCCGACGCAGACGGCGCGGGGTTATCGCCGGAATAAATCCCCGGCAGAACGAACGCCGTGTCGAGTTCACCGCCCACGGCCAGAATCAGCACCTGTTCCCCCACGGAAGGTGCCCACCATGTGCGCGAACGTCCTGCGCGATGGGTCAGCCACTGAAGCCAGTCGGTGCACATACCGCCGGTCTGCACACGGCAGCGACCGGCGTTAAGGTCGGTTTCGACGATAATGCCGGTGCGGATCATGTTGCGCAGTGCGCGCGCGAGTTCCTGAATATTTGCGAGAGTGTTCATAACGGGAAGGATGCCGCCGGGTCATACCGGCGGCAATGTGACGATGAGGTGTCAGGAATGGCACAACTAACGGTCGAGGTGAGCAAGGATAATCTCTTCAATCATCTGCACATCCTCACCGGTAAAGCCGAGCAGAGGACGCGCCGGATAATCAATTTTCTTACCGTCTTTCCGGTTTTCTTCCGACAGGCCGAACTGATGCACACTGGCGATTTTCGGTGACTTTCCGCCGTAAAACTCCATTGATGCCTGTTCAGGGCTGGCGCGGATATGCAAAAAACGACTGGTGATAAGTTTCGCAAACATTTTTCGCTTAACGCGACCGGTCTTTTTTCTGGCGCTCTGCTGCTGGCGTGGCGCGTAGGGTGTGCCGTCCGGAGCTTTCTGTGCCATCACCCGGCGCTGCTGACTCTGACGCAGACGTTTCGCCAGTTCGGCGCTCAGTCGCCGACGCCCTGACGGTGACAGCGATTCAATAAGTCCCGCCAGCCGGTCTTCAAAACGCTTAAACTCATTCATCCCACTTGCTCACCAGTTCGCCATTGATATAAAGCTCCATCGGGCGGGTGACCGGCTCCGGCGGCGGGGGTTCCGGGATATTCTTCACATGCAGTGCGCCGCCAACCTCACTGACCAGCGTGCGCTCGGTCAGCATCAGGCTGATACTGATATCAAAGCTGCTGTCATTGTTGATGTCTGCATAAAACGTGAAGCCCTTTTTCTGGCCTTCGTCGGTGGTCATGATGTCGGGCTGATTTTCCCGCAGCCACGCCAGCACCGGCACAATGAGCAGGTCAAAATCACCGGTAAAGTCGGTCACAATCACATTGAGCGTGTAACGCTTTTCGAATGACAACGACGCCGCCAGTGTGGAGGCAATACTCCCGTTATCCACGAAAATCCGCAGCATCTCGGGACTGGTTTTCAGCACCGTGACGGCATCAGTCAGCGCCCTGCGCAGGCTGTCGGGTTTGAGCATCGTTTTCGTCCTGACAGTGTTTAATCATTTTTACCTGGCTGGCACAGCGTGCCAGCGCGTTCTCAAGCTGCCGGATATCGGCACTTAAATCGCCGTTCGTCTGCGGGTCACTGCCCGGCATCGGGCAAAGGCTCACTTTCGGGCAGGCGTTGGCGACAATCACTGGCGTCAGTGCAGGCCGGACGCTGGTGCAACCGGCGCACAGCATCAGGCAGGTCAGCGCCATACCAGCGGCGAAAATCCTCGTTTTCATTAAGTAACCTCGTGATGGTTTTCTCGCGCTGTGCTTCACGTTTCGCGGCGTTCTCCAGTTCCTGACGCAGTGCCACCTGCGCCAGCTCGTTTTTGTCTGCCCTGGTGAGGGCAACATGAAGCTGATTTTTCAGCATGGTGATGGTCGTCTGCTGTTCACTGGCGACGTTGTTCACCCTGTCCAGCGAGGCGCGCAGGCTGGCGTTTTCATGCTTCACCAGAAACAGACCGGCCACCGCCAGCGATAACAACACGACCAGCACAATCATCAGCTTTGACATAGTTCCCGCTCCTCAAGACGCTGACGACAGGCCGTACGTATCAGCCGGAAGAACAGCGACGCCACGAGATAAATCAGCGCGGTAAAAATCCACCCGGCAGCGACCAGCGAGATAAACGTCGCCACCATCACCACCAGACCCACAGCCCGTCGGCACCACGTTACCGGCTGCAAAAACAGCGACGTGACAATCTTCACGGCCAGCGATTCCGGCGGCAGCTCCCGCCCGTAGCGTTCCAGTACATACTCAGTGGCATACACGCCGACACCACCGGCAACCACACAGATAACCGTCGCCAGAATCGCCCAGGCAGCGACAAAACTGACGGCCACGCTCTGCGGGTAAATCAGGGACAGTGCCAGCATCAGCGCCAGCGACACGTTCAGCATCAGTGAAAGGGATAATTTCTTCATGGTGTTTACTCCGTTTAAGCCGGTACGCCGCCAGCGGTACGCCAGACGGTGACCAGTTTTTCCAGTGAATGCTCACGCTGACCGTAACCGGCACCCGGCAGGGACGCCCAGATATTGCGACAGCGGGAAATGGCGCGCTCAATGCGTCCCGCCCGGATGTCATCCAGCGCACCGCGTTCGCGGATCAACTGAATGGCGAGCCTGTCCTGTGACAACGGACTGAAATCCGGCAGGGCAAGCTGTTTGCGGTAATGCGGCCAGAACAGGTAAAGCTGCTGATAGCGACCGGAGGCCGTGGATTTTTCACCGCGACGGTTAAACACCTTCGCCGGTCGGCCATGCGCGAACGGGTGGTCACTGTAGTCGGTGAAAATTTCCGGCTTTCCGTCCAGTCCGGTGACTATCACGTCATAGCCCCGGTTTTTCGTCAGCGGATGGTTCGCCGTCCCTTCGGACACGGCCAGCATGTCGAGAAAGGCGGCGATATTCTGATGCGTGTTAATTACCGGCATTACGGTTTCCCCCTGCCCTTAAAGCGGCGCTGAATGGCAATCTCAATCACCTGATAACCGGCGATACCCAGCATGGAACCGATGCCGCACACCGCAGGCAGTGACAGGTCAGGAAACTGCACCAGAACAACACCGGCAACCATCGAGACAAAACCACCGAGCAACATGCGCCCGATAAACAGACGCGGGGTGATGGGTTCACCACCGGCAAGCACCTTGCCGACAACAATCAGCACCCCAATCATGAAAAGCGACAGGACGCTTTTTTCTTCTGCTGTCATGCGTTACTCCCACAGATTGACAGTTTCAGCCACGGGCGCGGTCTGAACGTCGGGCAGTTCGACGGCGGTGCCGTGTGGCAGCACCGCACCCAGTTCAGCCAGTCCCGGATTTGCGGCGAGCACGGTCTCAACCACGCCCTCAGTGCGCCCGTAATACCGGACACAAATGGCGTCGAGCGTGTCGCCCTGTAGCGCAAAGGTCTTCATCAGATTTGACTCACGATGCAGCGCGGCTTGTCCTGGATACGCGCCACCGCCCAGCGCATATCCCGCCACAGTTCATCAATGGTGCTGTCAATGCTGTCGGCCTTCTTGTCGCCTTTCGCACTGGCATCCACGCCGCGATAACGCTCATAAAGCGACGCGGTCGCCATCGCACACACGGCACGCTCGTAGTAAAAAACTTTGATACTTTCACCGTCGATGTCGTCCGCCGGAACGTCCGCCAGACGCGTAAAACCGGCGGCAATTTTCTGTTCGCGGTACTCGTACAGCTCCGCATTTGTTTCCGCCATGCCTGACTTGATGGCCTCACGCAGACGGGCGGGGGCGACGGTCTGCTCAAGGCGCATACGTTCCCGGACGCGCTTCGGGTCGATATCGGGAAAAAAGAACGTGTTTTTAATCACCGGCTCGTCGCCTGCCGGTTGCGGGATGACCACCGTACCCTCACCGGACACGGGAGCCTCCTTTCGCGGAATAATCAGCGTCATCATGACTACCTCTGAAAAGTCGGGCGGTGGACGCCGGTGCAGTGTCAGGTGATTCACCCTCACTGACCGGCGTGCCGCCCTGGCGCGGGGCGCATTCGGTTGTTAACTGGCTTTCTTTTTCGGGCGTCCACGTTTTGCCGGTGTCGCACTCCGGGTCTTACGCGGGGCGCGGGTGGCCGCTTTTGGCTGCGGCTCCGGTTTCAGCTCCCGCTCCAGTCGTTCAATCTCTTTTTTGACGCCTGCCTGACAGTCGAGCTGTGTCGCACGTTGCAGGTGCGCCAGCGCACCTGCGGCATCACCAGCGTCACGCAGAAACAGACCGGTGATTTTGTGCAGCTTTGCGCGCACTTCATCAGGCATGTCAGCCGTGGCGGTCAGTTCAAGGGTCTCCGTCAGCAGGCGGGTATCCACAGACTCACCGGCAGCGTGAGCGCGCATGGCCGCGAGCGCCACCTCCTCGGTGAACATGTACGGCGGGGTGCGTCGGTGTTTACCCGGCATGGTCAGACCGTACTTCAGGGCATAACGGGCAATCTCCAGCGCACCGGCAATATCGCCGGTATCCAGACGCCACAGCATGACCGTCATCAGAATGTCATCCTGTGCACCTTTGCCCTGGTCCAGCACGCCGTTCACCCACGGCAACCAGAACGGCAGCAGTTCGCGTTTTTTCGCGGCCTTCAGCTCTTTTGAATAAATCGCTTTCAGTGTGCGCTGGTCTGCGGCCAGCTTGACCAGCATCTGCTCATAGACAGTTGCATGTCGCAGCGGGGCGGCTTCCCGCTGCGCGGTCATCGCTGCCGAGACCCGCATCATGTGGCGCTGTGCGGGACTCGTCATCGGTTACGCTCCCGGCTCTGCGGTCGCTTTAGCCGGTGTGGAGAAATCACCGACCTTGATTTTTTCCACCAGACAACCGGCGGCGTAGTCTTCCACCACGTAATCAATGTTCATTGACTCGTAGTTCTCCACGCGGTCGAGTTTCGGGTTTTCCTCAATCACGCGGCGATGGCTGTCATCCATGTAGTAGATGGACAGGTTTTCCAGCTTCGTGATGAGCATCGCATCCGCCGGGAAGTACGGGACGCGTACCGCCGGCAGGTTACCGATGCGTTTCTGGCTGATGATGACGTCAGCGGCCAGCATCTCGCTGTTATCCTGCTCCCTGTTGACGATAGGGAAATACTTGTCCGCCAGTAGCTGACGCCCCACAATCACCACAAGGTCAGGGTCTTCCTGATACCAAGGTTCAATCAGGTTGTTGGTCGCATCCATCACCAGTGCATCGAGGCTTACATAATCACCGCCCTTACCCACGCGGATGACCTCAGAGGTGGTGCGGCCTTCCTCGTCAGTGACCTTGCTCATCACGCGCGCCGGGGCTTCATTGCGGTATTTCTGCAGCCAGCCGACCGCCACATCCTGCAGCATCGGATTGCTGCTGCGGTCAGAGGTTTCGGCACGCTTCACGCCGTTAAAACCGGCCATGATGAAATCAAGGGACTGGCGTTTGATAATGGCGTTACGGATACGGAGCTGGAAATCCTGATAACGCGCCCACAGGTCCAGCGTTTTGTAGCGGATATAAAAATCGAAGTTAATCTGGTCGCATTCGTACTTGTTTGACGCCAGCTTCGAGAAGTCCTTCGGCTGACGCTCGGTGCCACCGGCGGTGTCGGTGGTGCTGGCGATGGAGCCGGTGACACCGATGCCAATTTTTTCCCCTTTCATTTCGCTGACCGGCACAATATTGATGCGGGTCAGAAAGTCAGAGGACTCCTGCATGGTGTTCATCAGGGTCTGGGTGACCGACGGTTCAACGGTGAATTTTTTCGACACATCACCGGCGTCGATGCCGTTCAGCTCGGCAACACGGGACAGGTAGGCATTAAATTTAAAGCGGGTTTCCTGGCGCATAGTTTTTCCTGAAATTAAGGGTTAATCGTGAAGGTTTTCCCGGACTGACTGACGCCGGTCAGCAGTTCGTCATCAGGGCGTCACCGCCACCACCGGTGGCCTTGCTGCGGCGCTGCTGGGTCAGACTTTCGGTGTGGTCGAGACTGTTTTTCAGGCGGGTGAATGCCTGACTGGTTTCATCCGCCCTGTCAGTCACATCCTGCTTAAGTGCGGAAAAGGCGGTTTCCATCTCAGCGAGTCGCTGCTCAGTGGCGCTCAGCTTTTCCTGCACATGTTCAGCAACAGCGGTCACCGCTTCATGCACGTCATTCAGACGGGCGTCATCGCTGGCCTGTTTGCGGCCAAAAATGGATTTCACCTTTTCGGTCAGGGCGGTGAACACGGTTTCAGGCAGGTCTTCAAATTCCAGCTCAACAGGCGTTGCCACTGAAATCAGGTTTTCAGGGCTTAATTTGAAGCGGTTCAGGGGGTTGTGTTTTGCCGTGCGGCAGAATTCCAGGTATTCCGTGCCGAGGCTTGCCGGGTCATCGGTGACGGCCAGCCCCACCAGATAACATTTGCCGGTGTTGGCAAAGTTCGGCTGAATTTCCATTGAGGTATAGACCTTCTGCGCGGCCTTGTTCATCGCGATAAGGTCATCGGTCGGGGTGATTTTCGCAAACAGCGCCCATTTGCCTTTCAGCGCCGAATCATCGTCAATCTTTTCGGCCTTCAGTTCGGCCACATCGCCATAACGTTTAAAAATGCCGTCAGGCAGGATGCCGCGCAGATGTTCCAGGTTAATACGGCAACCATAGACTCGCGGGTCAAAGGTTTCGGCCATTTCCTGAATATCCTGCGCACTGATGACACGCCCGTCACAGGTGTCACCCTCAACGCCGATACGAAAGAATTTTGAGACTTTTTTTGCCATTGTCAGGAGTCCTGAATAGTGATTAGAGGAGTCACATGTCGGCATCAGTTTCCCGACGATGCGCATCCTCCGCCATCAGTCCCGGATGGCTTATCACTGACACAACAGCACCTTAGCGAATCGCGGGGCGCGACTCAGTAGCCTTGCCGTGTATTCATCACGGCGAGGTATTCATGACCATCACCACAGACACCACTCTTTTACACGACCCGCGTCGTCAGGCGGCGCTGCTGTACTGGCAGGGGTTTTCCGTGCCGCAGATTGCCGCCATGTTGCAGATGAAACGCCCGACGGTGCAGAGCTGGAAACAGCGCGACGGCTGGGACAGCGTTGCCCCCATCAGCCGTGTCGAAATGAGCCTGGAAGCGCGGCTGACCCAGCTCATCATCAAACCGCAGAAAACCGGCGGTGACTTCAAGGAAATTGACCTGCTGGGACGCCAGATTGAACGACTGGCACGGGTAAACCGCTACAGCCAGACCGGCAACGAGGCAGACCTTAATCCGAACGTCGCTAACCGCAACAAAGGCGGGCGTCGCAAACCGAAAAAGAATTTTTTCAGTGACGAAGCCATCGAAAAGCTGGAGCAGATTTTCTTTGAGCAGTCTTTCGACTATCAGTTGCACTGGTATCGCGCCGGGCTTGAGCACCGCATCCGCGATATCCTGAAATCCCGCCAGATTGGCGCGACGTTTTATTTTTCCCGCGAGGCACTGCTGCGCGCCCTGAAAACCGGTCATAACCAGATTTTTCTGTCGGCCAGTAAAACGCAGGCGTATGTGTTCCGCGAATACATCATCGCCTTTGCCCGTCTGGTGGACGTTGACCTTACCGGTGACCCGATTGTCCTGGGCAATAACGGCGCAAAACTGATTTTTCTCGGCACCAACTCCAACACCGCGCAGAGCCATAACGGCGACCTGTACGTCGATGAGATTTTCTGGATCCCGAATTTTCAGGTACTGCGTAAGGTGGCATCAGGTATGGCCTCACAGAGTCACCTGCGCTCGACCTATTTCTCCACCCCGTCCACGCTGGCGCACGACGCCTACCCGTTCTGGTCAGGTGAACTGTTCAACCGGGGACGTGCCAGCGCCGCCGAACGTGTGGAAATCGACGTCAGTCATAACGCCCTTGCCAGCGGGCTTCTCTGTGCGGACGGCCAGTGGCGGCAGATTGTCACCATTGAGGACGCCCTGAAAGGCGGCTGCACACTGTTCGACATTGAGCAGCTCAAACGTGAAAACAGCGCCGACGATTTTAAAAACCTGTTCATGTGTGAATTTGTTGACGACAAGGCGTCGGTGTTCCCGTTCGAGGAGCTGCAACGCTGCATGGTCGACACGCTGGAAGAATGGGAAGACTATGCGCCGTTTGCCGCCAATCCGTTCGGCTCACGTCCGGTATGGATTGGTTACGACCCGTCACACCGTGGCGACAGCGCCGGATGCGTGGTGCTGGCACCGCCGGTGGTGGCCGGTGGCAAATTCAGAATACTTGAGCGTCACCAGTGGAAAGGCATGGACTTTGCCACCCAGGCGGAATCCATCCGCAAACTCACCGAAAAATACAACGTCGAATACATCGGTATTGATGCCACCGGCCTTGGTGTCGGCGTGTTCCAGCTCGTGCGCTCGTTCTATCCCGCCGCGCGCGATATCCGCTACACGCCGGAAATGAAAACCGCAATGGTGCTCAAGGCAAAAGACGTTATCCGCCGTGGCTGTCTGGAATATGACGTCAGCGCCACCGACATCACCAGCTCGTTTATGGCTATCCGCAAGACCATGACCAGCAGCGGACGCAGCGCCACCTATGAGGCCAGCCGCAGCGAGGAAGCCAGCCACGCCGACCTCGCCTGGGCGACCATGCACGCTCTGTTAAATGAGCCACTCACCGCCGGTATCAGCACCCCGCTGACATCCACCATTCTGGAGTTTTACTGATGAGCAAGAAAAAAGGGAAAACACCGCAACCTGCGGCAAAAACAATGACCGCCAGCGCCCCGAAAATGGAGGCATTCACCTTTGGCGAGCCGGTGCCGGTACTCGACCGCCGTGACATTCTGGATTACGTCGAATGCATCAGTAACGGCAGATGGTATGAGCCGCCGGTCAGCTTTACCGGTCTGGCAAAAAGTCTGCGTGCTGCCGTGCATCACAGCTCACCGATTTACGTCAAACGTAATATTCTGGCTTCAACGTTTATCCCGCACCCGTGGCTTTCCCAGCAGGATTTCAGCCGCTTTGTGCTGGATTTTCTGGTGTTCGGTAATGCGTTTCTGGAAAAGCGTTACAGCACCACCGGTAAGGTCATCAGACTGGAAACCTCACCGGCAAAATATACCCGCCGTGGCGTGGAGGAGGATGTTTACTGGTGGGTGCCGTCCTTCAACGAACCGACAGCCTTCACGCCCGGTTCCGTGTTTCACCTGCTGGAGCCGGATATTAATCAGGAGCTGTACGGCCTGCCGGAATATCTCAGCGCCCTTAACTCTGCCTGGCTGAATGAGTCGGCCACGCTGTTCCGCCGCAAGTATTACGAAAACGGCGCACATGCCGGATACATCATGTACGTTACCGATGCCGTGCAGGATCGCAACGATATCGAAATGCTTCGCGAAAACATGGTGAAGTCGAAAGGCCGCAACAACTTTAAAAATCTGTTTCTCTATGCCCCACAAGGGAAAGCCGACGGCATTAAAATTATCCCGCTCAGTGAAGTGGCGACGAAGGACGATTTTTTTAATATCAAAAAAGCCAGTGCCGCAGACCTGCTGGACGCCCACCGCATCCCCTTTCAGTTGATGGGCGGCAAGCCGGAGAACGTCGGGTCGCTGGGTGATATTGAGAAAGTGGCAAAGGTCTTTGTCCGCAATGAGCTTATCCCGTTACAGGACAGGATCCGAGAGATAAACGGCTGGCTCGGTCAGGAGGTCATCCGCTTTAAAAACTACTCACTGGACACTGACAACGACTGAACATCGCCGCCTGCGGGCGGCTTTTTTACATCCCGTCATCACGCCCTCACACGCTCACCACCGCACAAAACACCCCTTAGACACACCAACGCCCCGACGCACAATCTAAACGCCATCACGACGCGCTCAGACGCTGAAAAAATAAAATCAGCACCACCGCCAGCGCGCAGTGCTTTCCCCGCCTCGCCCGCCCGCTTCATGGGGCGGTTTTGATGCAACCTCGTATTAAAGGGGACACCATAGCCCATCAAACCTCAGACTTCGCCCCTAGCTAACGTTTATGAATGCAATGTAATGCAACTTAATGCAAGTTATGGTAATGATAATTCTGCGTTAACAATTAAACTAATGTACCTGTAAGAGGATAAAAAATGTCTGGTTTTTTCCTTGATTTAACCAAGCTTTCGCCCAGTGTAAATAGCGACACAGCGATTCCACCGCGAGATATATTTACAGCTCTACCGAGCAAAGACACCAAATTTCAATACCCTCGAGATGTGCAATCAGAGGTCTGGGAAAAATGGTATGAAGCAAGGAGAAGCCCAACCAATGTAATAAAAATGAATACCGGAAGCGGTAAAACTTCAGTTGGGTTAATCATTCTTAAAAGCTGTATAAATGAAGGAGAAGGTCCCGCTGTATATGTTGTTCCTGACAACTATCTAGTTGAGCAAGTGGTTTTGGAGGCTAATCAACTTGGTATACCTGTAACTCAAGATGAGAGGTCCCCCAAATTTATTGCAGGTAAAGAAATTTTAGTTACAAATATATTCAAAGTGGTTAATGGACGTTCTGCATTTGGCGTTGGAGATGATGGACAAAAAATACCAATAGGTTCTATAATAATTGACGATGCTCACGCTTGCCTTTCTTCAATTGAAGAACAATTCTCCATTAGCATTCAAAAAAATAACCCTGCCTATGATAAATTATTCAGAATTTTTGAAAATTCACTAATGACACAAGCTGGTGCAAAAACACTAGAGATAAAATCCGGCGATAGAAATGCTTATGTGAGAGTTCCATTTTGGAAATGGCAAGAAAGCATAAATGATATAATGACAATCTTGTTAGAAAATAAAGACCATGATGACTTGAGTTTCAAATGGCCATTAATAAAAGACAATCTAATATTATCGAAATGCGTTGTAAGTGCTTCCAAAATAGAGATATCACCTCATTGCATACCAATCCAAATGATCCCAAGCCTATCAAACGCAAGAAGAAAAATATTCATGACAGCTACTCTTGTCGATGAATCCATTCTAGCGAGCCACTTCGGAATAACGGATGAATCACTCTCTAATCCGATAACACCAAAAACAATTGGTGATATTGGTGATAGAATGATACTAATGCCTCAGGTTATAAACCCTAGTCTTTCTGATGTAGATATCAAAGCTATGTGCAAGGAGATATCCTCCAAACATAATGTTGTTGTAATTGTACCATCCGATTACAGAACTAGATTTTGGCAAGATGTTGCAGACAGAATATTAGATAAAAATACAATTTATCAAGGTGTACAAGAATTAAGGACACAACATGTTGGCTTAGTAGTCCTAGTTAATAGATATGATGGTATTGATTTACCAAATACCGCATGTCGTCTATTAGTAATAGATGGACTTCCTGACGTTCGTAGACTAATAGATAAAGTCTCACAAAGCTTATTGCTTGGAAGCGAAAAAACCAAAGATGAAATTATCCAGAAAATTGAACAAGGAATGGGGCGAGGAGTGAGATCAAGCGACGACTTCTGCGGAGTGATCTTACTTGGCAAAGCATTAAATGGCGCTGTTTTCCTTGGCTCCTCCTTAGAAAGGTTTTCTCCAGCAACGAAAGCACAAATTCAACTTTCACAGCAATTGGTATCGATACTGCCGGATACAACTATTGATTCAATCAAAGGTGCTCTTGATTATTGTCTGTTACGCAATTCTGACTGGGTCTCAAAAAGCAAAGGTATATTGACTGGCTTAACATTGGAAAATAAGCAGATTGACCAGCATACTATAAACAAAAGATTGGCATATGACTTCGCATCACGAAATATGTTTCAACAAGCCGCTTTAACTCTAAAAAATGATAGTAGTACAGCTGACAAAGTTTATAAGGGTTATCTAAAAGAACATGCTGCGGAATATGTAAACTTATATGACAAATCTGAAGCTCAGATATTGCTTCAGTCTGCATCAAACGATAACTATCGGGTATTAAAACCACTAATCGGCGTAACATATAATAGACTTAATGGTGCGGCACTTGAACAGGCCAGGGAATGTAGCTCCTATCTCAGAAGTAATTTTGAATCGGCGAATCAAGTCGTTGTGCATACTAATTCAATAATAGAAAACCTTATTTTCTCCGAGGGCACATCGAATCCCTTCGAAGATGCTATCGAAAAAGTTGCATATTTGATCGGTTTTCGTAGCCAACGGCCAGAAAATGATACAGGTAAAGGACCTGACAATTTATGGGCAATGGGAGAAAACAATTATCTAGTAATTGAATGCAAAAATGGAGCAACCGCAGAAAGAATAAGTAAGCATGACTGCAATCAGTTAAATGGGTCGGGTGCATGGTTCAGAAACATGTATGATCAAACTGCTACCGCCACACCTATAATGATACATCACTCTAACATGCCTGAATATGCCGCAACACTAAACGAAGGGTCTCGAATAATGACCATAAATGATCTTGAACGTTTTAAAGCATCTATCCTCAGTTTTATCACGGCCATTTGTACAAGTGATAAACGACACGATGAGATATTTATAAGAGAACAATTGATCACATGTAAATTACGTGCATCAGACATAGTTGAAACCTATACGCGAAACCCTCGTTAAACAGTAAAAGACCACCTCCTAAGGAGGTGGTCCTTGTATAATAAAAAGAACCAGTTTTTATTGTTAATAATACAATTCTCGAATTTCAACATAGACTTATTGTACCACCAGTAAAATCATCAATATTAATATATAGAAAAAAAAGAAATGTCGATTATTTGTACGTAGCGTAATCATATTAACATATACAGATAAACAGCAACCTTACCATTATGCAACCAATCTAAAACATTATGTTTATTACTCTGAATAACCAGAAAACCCACTCCACTCATCTACACTAGGATATGAAAATTGCTTTTCATTGTAATTGACGATCGCACCGCGTACTAACGCCTCAAGCTCCCATCGCTGCGGCCTGATACCGTTTTGAGCAAGGTCAACACGGATACGGGTGATTTGCAATCGTTCAGACCGGGTCAGTCTGGCCGATGGTGCAATTTCATGTGGTTTTAACGGGCTTCCGTTTCTTTGCTGACGACTTGGCGTTCTCCGACCGTGTTTTAATGCACCCCTGAGCGCCCTCACTACCTCCGGGTCATTCCATTCGATAACACCGTCATCAACCAGATTTAGCACTGCTGCGGCGTGCTCAGAAGGTGTGGGAGCCGGTAACGAAGTATCACCACCGGTGAGCTTTCCACAGTTATTGACAGGACTCCGAGGCGCGGCGATGCCGCTTTTTAAAGTCAAAGGCTCAACGACCGGAACTTTCGGCACAATGCGCCAGTCCGTCGTTCTGGTGATATGAATATGACGCGCGCCGAGATGCGGCGCGTAAATGCCGACCACTCTCTCGACTTCTTCCTCGTACTCGTTAACTTCATCCGACGGACTACGGGCAACCCTGACAGTCTGACAATCGCGCGGAACATTTGCCCCACCCTGCGCGCTGATATACAACGCAAAATCACCACTGTCTGCGGCAGCGCGTGCAGCCTCGACGCGTTCGTCAAACTCATCAGCAATGCTGACGCCGCGAGGCAATTTGCGTAGTTCACGGTAAGCCCCCATTGTCGGCAGGCCAACCGTTTTAAATTGCGGAATGCGCCACGTTGACGCCCATGCGGTAACAGCCGCGGCAGTGTCTTTCAGCGGCCTGCCGGTATCGTTATCGAGCTGACCATCCAGTGCATAGCCGTCGATATTTTTCGAAATGTATTTCGCGATATATCCCGCAGCACCGCCCCGGTTAAGGTGTTTTGCCTGAAAACGGTTTCGCGCGGCTCCTCTTTCGTCGCCATCCTCTTTGAGCGCATAGCGACGCATGATTTCGATAATCTGGTTACGCTGGCGTGGATTACAAAAAAGCATCATATGCCAGTGCGGCGTTCCGTCGTGGTGTGGCTCGACGACTCGCAAACCGTAGACCTGTAAATCATTATCCTTGAATGCCGTGCGCATCAGGCTCCAGATACGGCAGAGATAACGCTGCGCATCCTTTGGATTAAATGCCTCATCATTCCAGCCGTGATTAAGCTGGACGGTTTTATTTTCGCCTTTTCCAACCTGACGTGTCGGGTGATACTTTGACGGCGCGGTAAGCGTGATAAACATCCCCACATCACCCTCTGAGGCGGCGTAACGCTCAATACCGGCAATGGTGTTCATCAGCTCCATCCGGCGAATTTCAGGATTAGAAATACTGCCCATCACCTTACTGATAAGGTCGATGCGCTCGCCGGTTTCCCTGTTTTCAAGGTCACACGATTTAAGAAATTCCAGATTTGCCTGGCGGCGCGCACGCACATCACGAATGGCATGTTTACTGGCATAAGGAGAACAGTCTTTATTCACCTCCCCGACAGCAATCAGTAACGCCTCATGCCAGCGCATACGCTGGCCTTTAAGCTGATGAGTCCACCACTCATCGTTAAACAGACGGGCAATGGCAGAATATGCCTGCCTCGTGGTCATCTGTCCTTTACGGTATTTTTTCCAGTAGAGAGGGGAAATATTGAAAGCACGTGCAGCGCCAGCAACATGACCATAGAGGTGAGCCTGCGCCTCATCCGTAAACAGCGATTCTTTCTCGCCATGCGCATCCACCCAGGCATCGCAGAGTTCCTCATACATCATGAAAAGCTGTGATGAGATACGGGCGGCAAACTTTTTCAGCTCCTTGTCATTCATCCCCGGCAGGCGCGCATACTGGTCGCGCTCTGCCAGAAACAGCAACGACGCGTCGGTGTTCATTTCATGGCGCTGATTCACGCGCTCAATGCGCGGCCATAAACGACGCTGAAAAGTGGATGTGAGGAAATAAAACCCGTGCACCGGGCTTTTATTGCGCCGGATGTAGTCATAGCGTGAAGTAAACAGCGAGCGCAAAAAGTAAGGCAGGCGGTTAATCGTGGATAAAACACCTTGCACCTGACGCATCTCGTCACGTGTAAGGGGTCTTTCGTGCCCGACAGCCTCGCGTGGCGCGTTCCATGCATAAGCACCGGTAAACGCCTTACCGGTGCCTGCGGCAAATGCTGACGGAGGGACAAAACGCCCGGAGGCTTTAACGGCCATATGAGCCAAAAGCCTCAGAACAACGCTTGCTGAGTTGCTCAACCTGCGCGTTTAAATCAGCAAAAGACTTTGCGCTTCCGGTCAGAATATCGTGATGCATCAGGCCGGAAACGAGCTGGCTTAATTTCGGGTAATAACCAACCACCGCCAGCCATTCCTGACCGACATTTTTACCGCTTTCCGCTCTCTTTTTCTCGTGGAGAATAAACTGAAAGCTGTCACTGGTAACGACATAACGTTCGCCAATTTCAATACGAATACTCATGCCATTCTCCGGTAATGCTTGTTTTTTGCTTCAAAGACTGACTGACAGGAAACACAACGCGTGGCTGACGGGTAAGCCGCACGACGGGCAGCAGGTATTGGCGCGTCACACTCTTCGCAAACCAGCGCAGAAGCACCGCAATGTTTTACCCTTGCCGCGTTAATCTGGCGCTCCAGTAATTCAGCTTGTTGTTCCTGAATAAAATCTACGTTGTCCGGCATTACCAGTTCCTTTTGTCGTTCAGTTTCTTAAATTCATCAGCGCAATAGCTGGTGACTTCTGTCGTTAATTTTGTCAGTTCATCCACGGAGGAAATTTGCTTATGAAATACAGCGCGTTTAACAAGTAAATTGACCACATCAGACAGGAGATTTAATTTATCCGCATAAATGGCTATAGTTGATTCAACCATATCCCCAGTGTTTTTATCGCGTTTAATATCAGCTAGAGACAAATCACCATTTTTCATAACTGAAATCTTCAGCCAGTTATTAAGCAATATATTTTTCATTCGCTATATGCCCTCTCCGCAGAATCAATCATTTCCCGGCCATTATCGGTAATACAGAAACCTTCTCTTGATTTGGTCACAAGCCCCCATTTCCCCATTGCTATAAATGCTTTTTCCACACGACTAGGCCAGGAGCGGAAGACATCGCTTGATGGATGTAGTGGAGTCTTGTCATCTAATTTTTTAAGTAATGAAAGTTGATAATCTGTTAAGCGTTTCCTGAACCATTTTGTATTTGTCATCTCCAACTTTCCTGTTATTTATTGAGTCCTAGATTATGGAATTTGGCAGACTCCTGACTGAGCAACTCGACTATCTCCACGCGGGATAACTCCGCCTTTGTGATGTGGCGAATCATGGCATCAAGATGAGACGAAAAGCGCGTTGCTGCGTCGGCCTGTGCTTCGGTTCTGGCCTGTTGCAGCATTAATGCGTATTTACCGCACTGATTTTCAGAAACTGTATGCATGACTTTCTCCAGGCAAAAAGAAGCCCGCACGATTAAGTGCGTTAAAAACTCTGGTTAATTACTTAATGCAGATATTGCTCTGGTTTTACCGATGTCAGAATTGTCGGTGCATACTCAAACAGACTGAATAATTCACGTAATGCACGGAATAAAGCATCACGCCAGTAACATGATTCTTCATTAATTCGCCAGTACGGCTGGTTAAATTCTTTTTCTGTCAGTCGTGCGTGCATAAATAAAGTGCGACGCTGACTTACTGTTAAAAAACTAATATATGCATACTCACTTGCGCCAACCTGACGGCGTTTTGAGAATGCCCCACGCAATTCATCAATTGCACAAACCAGCCGTTCACGTTCGACGTCGTTCATTTCTTCAAAACGCATCGTTGCGTGACGCTGTTTTAACTGCGCATGGAAGCAAACCGTTAGCCGTTCGCGTTCCATCATCTGATTATAATAATCGCATGTCTCCTGCCAGCGAGGGACGGCCAGATGCTTACCAATTATCCGGCGCATAGCTGCTGGCTGTTTTTCAACGAGATTGAGCGTCATCACTGTCATTTCCAGACCCTCCGGCTTTTCAGAAAGGTCAGAGCCTTTTTTAACGGACTCTGTTTTTTGGTGCGGATAATGATTCCCTTACGCCCCTTACCATGGGTGATGGTGAAGTCAATCGCCCTGGGGCTTTCGTTACGCAATAACTGAGCAATACAACAAGGCTCATTCATACGGTTCTCCTTAACGTGGTTCACCGAGACCTAACCACATCAACCAGCCGTCACGAATCTCTTTAGGACGGCTTTCATAAGCCAGTTTTAGTCCGTTATTCCATGCCGGAAGGTATACCCAATATTCACCAGCACGCCCCGATACTGACTGAGGGTCAGTAATCTCAATAACTGGTAATTTCCCTTTCTCAATCATGCCCCTTACAGCTCTTGGAGTTTTACCAATGAGTTTTGCAAACTCCTGATAAGGCACGGCATCAGTCACGCTTACAAGCTGTCTATTCATCTGCTACGATTCTCCCTTAGTGCTTCTAATGGCTCCTAATGGCTAATTATTGCCTAAAAGGATAACTCCAGAAGCACAACATTTCACACCATCAGCAAGAAATTACGCAATCGGAGTAATTATGTCAATAGACGTTTCGGAGAAGTTGAAGCTAATCCGTGAATCTGAAAGGTTAAACCGTAAAGAATTCAGTGAATTAACTGGTGTAGCCTACAGCTCACTTTCGAGCTATGAGAGCCGGTCAAAAAACGCTGGAGTTGAAGCCATAATGAAGGTCTTACAACATCCTAGATTTACTAAATATACTTTGTGGTTCATGACTGATCAGGTAGCTCCAGAAGCCGGGCAAATTGCGCCCGCTCTCGCACACTTTGGGCAAAACGAAACAACGTCGCCCCACTCCGGTCAAAAGACTGGTTAACAATTTATCGTGAATATATTCATCACAAGTGCCTACTATTGGTGGCTAAATTTCAGCCACCACGAAAAAAGCGATTAGTAGTAGCAAAAAAAAGTACCACTCGGAGGGTTTTCTGATGGCAATCAAAAAACTCGATGATGGTCGATATGAAGTGGACATCCGCCCTACTGGACGTAATGGAAAACGCATCCGTAGGAAGTTTGATAAGAAAAGCGAAGCTGTCGCTTTCGAAAAATACACGTTGTACAACCACCACAATAAAGAATGGCTATCAAAACCAACAGACAAACGACGTCTGTCGGAACTGACACAGATCTGGTGGGATTTAAAGGGTAAACACGAAGAGCATGGGAAATCTAATCTTGGAAAAATTGAAATCTTCACAAAAATAACGAATGACCCATGCGCATTTCAAATCACGAAATCCCTTATCAGCCAGTACTGCGCCACCCGAAGAAGTCAGGGTATTAAACCTTCGAGTATCAATCGTGATTTAACATGTATTAGCGGCATGTTTACAGCCCTGATTGAAGCGGAGTTATTCTTTGGTGAGCACCCTATCAGAGGGACAAAGAGGCTTAAGGAGGAAAAACCAGAAACAGGCTATCTCACACAGGAAGAAATTGCCTTACTGCTTGCAGCACTTGACGGCGACAATAAAAAGATTGCGATTCTTTGCCTGAGTACAGGAGCACGTTGGGGAGAAGCAGCTCGTTTGAAAGCAGAAAATATCATCCATAACCGCGTCACGTTTGTTAAAACGAAAACAAACAAACCACGCACCGTCCCGATCTCAGAGGCTGTTGCCAAAATGATCGCGGATAACAAACGAGGTTTTTTATTCCCTGATGCTGATTACCCTCGCTTCAGACGAACAATGAAAGCAATAAAACCGGATTTGCCAACGGGGCAAGCCACACATGCACTAAGGCACAGCTTTGCCACTCATTTCATGATTAATGGAGGAAATATTATCACGCTACAACGGATACTAGGTCACACGCGGATTGAGCAAACTATGGTTTACGCTCATTTTGCGCCAGAGTACCTTCAGGACGCCATTTCTCTTAATCCGCTAAGAGGTGGTACTGAGGCCGAGAGTGTCCACACAGTGTCCACAGTAGAGTAA